GAGGGAAATGCCATGATACCGAGGTGGACGCGCCCGCCGGAGCGGAACACCTACGACTGGATTAAGATGTTCTCCAAGAGCCCGCGCCTCTCCGTGGTGGAGCGCATCGCGTCCGACCTTTCCTTTGCCACCGGCAAGCTCTACGTCGTAGGCAGCGACGGCGAGGAGAGCGAAATCACCCGGCACAGCTTCCTCAATTTTTGGGCGCAGCCGAACCCCCTGCACGAATTCTCGGCAGCAGCCTTGTGGCGGCTCGAGGAGATTTACCTCCTCCTCAAGGGCGAGGGCTACTTCGTCATCGAGAAAGACCCCGCAGGCCGCCCGGCAGAGCTTTGGCCGGTACCGACCCATTGGGTGATGATGACGCCGTACCTCGGGCACCCCTACTACACAGTCAAGACCACCAGCGGCAGCATCATGGAAGTCAGCGTGGATGATATGTTCGTGATGAAGGACATCAACCCGCTCGACCCCTTCCTTCGGGGCCTCGGGCAGGCGGAGGCCATCGCCGACGAAGTGGAAATCGACGAATACGCCGCGCAGTTTCAAAAGCGGTTCTTCTACAACGACGCCACCCCGAACATCATCGTCTCCATGCCCGGCAGCAGTGACGAACAGCGCAAGCGGTTCCGCGCTGAATGGCTGGAACGGTTCAAAGGCGTCTTTAAGAGCCACGGCATAGCCACCACCGGCGGCGACATCAACATCCAGAAGGTCGCAGAGAGCATGAAGGACATGGACATGGTGAATGGCAGAACCTTCATCCGCAACGCGACACTCGAGCATTTCGGCGTCCCCCGTGAAATCATGGGCATCACCGAGAGCAGCAACCGGGCCACCTCAGAGGCAGCCCAATACATCTACGCGCAAAACGTCCTTATGCCGCGCCTTCGCCGGCGCGAGGAGGCCATCAATCAACAGCTCCTCCCGATGTTCGGAGAGGGGCTGTTGTGGCGTTATGACGACATCGTTCCCCGGAACCAAGAATTCGACAAGATGAAGGGCATCGACGGATGGAACGCCGGGCTCCTCACCAAGGACGAAGCCCGCGAGCTCCTCGATATGCCCCCGGCAGAGGTGGGCGGGGACGTCTACAAGACGACCTTCTCCGACATCTACATGAGGGCGAACGAAGACCCGGCCAGCGTGAGCAGCAGTATGGCGAACCTGCAGTACGGAGACCCCGCAACCGCAGAGACCGGCGGCGCGGAGGAAATCGACGTTGAGGAGCCGCCAGCCGACCCGGACGCTGTTGAAATCACGGCCTTCGGCGGCAAGCAGAAAAAGAGTGTCAGCCTCCGGGCCATCATCCGCAGCGAGGACGCAGCGGCCCGGCAGAGTACCACGGCCTTCGAGATTGCGACCATGAAATACTTTCGGGAGCAGGCCCGCCGCATCGGCAGCGCCCTCGGTGCTACCGAGAAGGCATCCTCGACGGCGTGGGACGCTCTCAAGAGGTACATCACCGAGACCGGGCAGGTAGACCGGGAGGCATGGGAGGCACTCACAGAGGAGCAGCGGAAGGCCCTCATGGACGAATTCGTCGGGAGCCTCATCGACTGGCCGAACGAGACGGACGTTCTCAACAAGGTTTTTGAACCGCTGTGGAAAGAAGCGTACACCGCTGGGGCGAAACAGACCCAAGAGCTCTACGGGCTCCGAGGCGTACAGCGCCCCGAGCTTATCAGCACCGCGAAGCTGCGCGGCGGCAGGCGCGTCACCAACGTCACCCAGACCACGAAGGACGCCATCGCCCGCATCGTTGCCGACGGCATCGAGAACGGCGACAGCACACAGGTCATGGCGGACAGCATCATGCAGGAAATGAACACCAATGAGAAGCGGGCCCGGCTCATCGCCCAGCAAGAGACCATGACAAGCCTCTCGACGGGCCAGTACGACATGATGGTGAACGCCGGAGCCCAGACCAAGACGTGGCACCACATGAGCATCACGCCGGACTACCGCCGCGACCACCGGCGCATGGACGGAGAGACCGTACCCATCGACGCGAAATTCTCCAACGGCCTACGGTTCCCCAGAGACCCGGACGGCCCGGCGGACGAAGTTATAAACTGCCGGTGCGTATGCACCCCGAACTTTTAGGAGGTAGCTCAATGGAATATACCGCACAGCAAGCCGCAGAGGCCGCCAGAAACATCGGCGCAGACCTCGAAGGGGAAAAGATACGCCCCGAGGCTCTGGCCGCTGGAATGGCCGTTGAGGCCGCCAGACACGGCACCAAGGACGCGGCGACCAACATCGTCGCAGAAGACCCGGTAATAGCGGCGAAGCTCGCGCTGGCAAACCTGCGCGTCTCGCCGAATTATTACTCTCCCAAGGCGGGAGTTACCGCATGGGAGAAATCCCTCGCCCGAGGGGCGAAGCAGCAGGGCCGGAAGACCGAGTACAAGACCCTGCTTTTCAACGTGGACGATTATGACGAGGAGCAAGGCATCTTCTCCGGCTACGGCTCCGTCTTCGGCAACGTCGATGACGGCGGCGACATCGTAGAGCCCGGAGCCTTCACGAAGACCATCGCCGAAGGATTTGAGCGAGTGAAGATACTCGCGCTGCATAACGACAGCCTTCTCCCCATCGGACGCCCACTTGAAGTCAGAGAGGACAGCAAGGGCCTCTACATCAAGGCCAAAATCAGCGACACCGCGATGGGGCGCGACGTCAAGGTGCTGCTGAAAGACGGCGTCCTCAATGAGCTGTCCATCGGGTACGACCCCATCGTATTCGACTACGACGAAACGGGCATCCGGCACCTCCGGGAGGTAAAGCTCTGGGAGGTGAGCGTCGTGACGTGGGCCATGAACCCCGAGGCGACGGTCATCGGCTACAAGGCCGCAGAGACCGCCGACAGGGCCGTGAAGCTCACCGAGGACGCAGCCGCAGAGGTCAAGGAAGGCCGGAAAATCAGCTCTGCCCGCCTCAAGACCCTCAAAGAGGCGAGCGAGACGATGAAGAAGGCAGCCAAGACCCTCGACGCCCTCATTTCCGAGGTCGAAGGCGAGAAAGCAAAGTCGCGCAAGCGTTATCCCATCCGGGGCCTCAAGAAAGCCCCGACCCAACCCACCATTGAAATCACACTCTAAAGGAGGAACACCAACAATGGGTATGAACAACAAAAACACTCCCAGCGGCAAGTCTCTCAAGATGAGCGCAGACGACCTCAAGGAGATGGTGAAGGCCGCCGTCGCCGAGTGCCTCGGCGAGGAGAAGGAAGACACTCCGCCCGCCGAGGAGACCGCCGGTGAGGGCATGGACGTCATGAGCGTCATCGAGGAGGCCGTCGAAGCTGCCGCCGAGAAACGCAAGGCCCGCAAGGAGGCCGGTGAGGAGGTGCCCGAGGAGATTACTCCCGACGAAATCATCGCCGAGGCTGCCGCCATCCTTGACGGTCTCACCGCCGAGGAGGAGGCCAAGGCCGACGACGCCGAGACCGAGGAGAAGTCCGAGGAGGAGGTCGCGGAGGGCAAGGCCACCAAGACCACCACCGCCCGCCAGACCAAGAAGCGCACCGCAGCCCCCGCGCAGCGCAAGTACGCGGACATCTATCTGCCCCGCAAGGTCGTCGCCGTCGAGAAGAAGAAAATCCCCGCCGACGTGCAGCTCGCCCGCGCTGTAAAGTGTCTGGACGTCTTTGGCCGCCACGACCCCGAGGCCGCAGCCTACTACGCCAAGAAGAACTACGGCGATGAGGCTATGGCCCGCGAATTCAAGGCCATGTCCGCCACCTCCCCCAGCTCCGGCGGCTATCTCATCCCGGAGATTTACCTCGATGAGATTATCGAGATGCTGTACGCCAAGACCGTCATCTTCGAGCTCGGCGCTCGCAAGGTGCCTATGGCAAACGGCAACCTCAACATCCCCAAGATGACCTCCGGCGCTCGTGCGACGTGGGGCGGCGAGGCTCGTAAGATTGCCAAGAGCCAGCCCACCTTCGGCAACATCAAGATGAGCGCGAAGCGCCTCGAGGCCATTGTGCCCCAGACCCGTGAGCTGCTCATGAGCACCAACTACTCCGCCGATGCCCTTTTCGCCAACGACCTCACCCGTCGCATGGAGCTGGGCCTCGACTACGGCGGTATGTTCGGCAGCGGCGGCGAATTCCAGCCCCTTGGCATCGCCAAGAACAAGGAGGTCGAGACCGTTGACGCTACCGCGCTGAACAACACCGACCTCGCCAGCGCGGACGGCAAAATCACCGCCGACTTCCCCGTATGGCTGGTGTCCAAGGTGCTGGCGAAGAACGTGGACGACCTCGGCCTCGGCTGGACGTTCAACAGCTTCGTCGAGGGCTTCCTCAAGAACATGAAGACCACCACGGGCGAGTACATCTACCGCGAGGAGATGAACGGCGGTAAACTGCTGGGCTTCCCCTACAAGGTCTCCAACCAGATTGAGACCGCCAGCAACAAGACCACCATCATCTTTGGCAACTGGGCCGACCTCCTCGTGGGCGAGCAGCTCGGCCTCGAGACCTACACCACCCTCGACGGCTCTTGGACGGATGAGAACGGCGTCCAGCACAACGCCTTCGAGGAGAACCTCTCAGCCACCCGCGCCCTCATGTATGTGGACATCGCGGCCCGCCATGCGGAGAGCTTCATCGTCGTCAAGAACGTCGCCATCGCGTAAGGCGAAGGCGCATAACACCAAAGGAGGAACAGCAGCATGAAAAGAGAACTTCTTGAGAACGTGAAGGTGCAGCCCTACACCAGCGGCGACGCCATCGACAGGGAGGGCTACCTCTCTGCCGTGCTGGGCGTCTCCCTCGGCGCTGCCACCGGCACCCCCACCGGCATCACCGTCAAGGTGACGTTTACCGAGTGCGACACCGAGAGTGGCAGCTACACCCCTGTCGCCGACAAGCTCGTCGTGCCCGGCAAGACCACCGACGACACCGGCGCGGTCACCATCGAGGCCGACCCCGCAGGCAGCGAGCTCCACAACATCGACATCGACCTCGTGGGCTGCAAGCAGTTCATCAAGGCCACCGTCGCCGTGGAATGCACCGGCGGGAGCACCCCAAGCTGCACCGCCACCTGCGCCATCGCCCTCGGCGATAAGAACGTGCAGCCGGTGTAAGGAGGGAGACGGCTATGTCCAGAGTGTATAAGCAGCCCCGCCCCGAGAGCAATAAGAAGGCGGCCCCGGTGACGGAGACCAAGGACACCGGCAGCGCGGGCAAGGGCAAGAAGAACACCGAAAAGGTCGAGGAGGGCGGCGAGTAGCCGCCCTCTTTCCCTTCCGACAGGAGGTGACGAACCTATGAGCGCAAAGCTGGCCGACAACGCCCTCACCACCCTCGAGGACGTAAAAATCATGCTCGGCATCGCCCCGGACGACGTCGATGAGCAGCGAGACGCCATGCTCGTGAACCTCATCAACTACGCCTCGGCGTGGATTGAGCGAATGACAGGCCGGAAGCTCGGGCGTCAGCAGTACACACAACGCTACGTCGCCTCTGGGACGCAAGAGCTCGTCTTGCTCCAATGGCCCATCATCAATGTCGAGTACGTCAAGGACACCACCGACGGGAGCATCATCCCGCCGGAGGAGTACGACTACACCGTAGACGGAGAAATCGGCGTCCTCTACAAGGACAACGGCTGGACTTTCCGGGGCTACGTCGGCGGCCTGTCCTACGACTTCCTCCTCGCAGCGAGGTATTTGGAGGTCAAATACACCGCCGGTTACGTCCTCCCAAAGGACGCCACGGAAGACGACCCCTGCACCCTCCCCGCAGACCTGCAGGGAGTGGTGTGGGGGATTATCCAGCAGGAATTCTCCATCATGCAGAACGGGGCGCAAGGCCTGTCCGCGTTCAGCATTTCCGACGTCTCTTGGACGTTCGACAAGAACCCGCGAGAGAGCTGGCTCACGACCATTGGCTACTACACCCGCTTGTGAGGAGGTGGGCCGTGGCGATTATCAGAGACACCCTGCGCCCAGAGCTCGAGCGCATCAAGACAGAACTCAAGGCCCTCCAAGCCTTGAAAATCCACGTCGGCATCCAAGGAGACGCAGACAGCTACCTCCTCATGATAGCCGGCGTCCACGAATACGGGGCGACCATCCGCGCCAAGAACGTAAAGAACCTCGCAATTCCCATCTCTCGGGAGGCGGAGGGGAAAAGCCCGAGGGACTTCCAAGGGCTTTTCTTCATCACGTCGGAGGAAGGGCATCTGTTCGGAGTTACGGACAAGGGGAACGGGAAATTCAATTTCCTGTTCCTTCTCCTCCCTTCCGTCACCATCCCGGAGCGCAGCTTCATCCGAGGCAGTTTCGACCACGGGAAGAACGAACTCGCGGAGGCCTGCAAGGCAGCCATCGACAAAATTGTCCTCGAG